ATGGATCTGTTGAAATGATAGCTGTAGAAAACCAGACATATTACGGTCCTGGCGCTGGTGGCGGTGGATCAGGTTCATATATAAATTTCCAATTTGATGCAGATAATATCAACTCTGGAACATTAGTTGTTGGTGCTGGTGGTAATAATGGTGGAGAACCAGGATCTGGTGCTGTTGGTTATGAAGTAACAACTACAATTCCTGGCGGTACAGCAACATCAGTTACCTCTGGATTGTTTAATAGTGCAAGTCCTTCTGTTGATTATGTTCAGTCTGGAACTGGATCAGGAGCAACTGGTGGATTCGCATCTGTTGACGCAAAACAATATCTTAGATTCTTTGGAAATGAAGCTACAAGATTTGCAAGATCAATTACAGTTAATGCTTCTGCAGGTAACTCAAAATCAGCAAAAATGCTTACAGCTAGATTTAGAGTCATTCGTGGTAATGGTAGTAATGGTGGAGAAGCACCAAACGAACCATTAGAATTATATGCTAGTAATGATAATGCCACTAGTTTTAACAAGATTGGTACATTATCATCTGCTGTAGGTCCTACAACATGGACATTTGTTGATATTCCTATACCAACAGCGTATCAAGTTAGTAATTTAATTCTAGAAGTAAGGCAAGAAAGAGGTTCTGCTGGAAATGCTGATAATGATAACTTTGGTATTGATTATGTGTCATTCTTACATGAAGAGATAGAGCAGACTATCACAACATATCCTTCTGGTAAGACTGATTTAGGAATTGAGTTTGTTACTGAGCGTATTGAACCACAGGGAGATCCAATTAACTCTGCTGGTTTTGATGTTAATGAGGGTACATTTACCTTATCATCTGCTGTTAAGCTAAGTGTTGACTCTTCATTGCAACCAAACATTGACATTCCACTGTTAACAAGGTATCATTTAGTTAAGTACATGATCAGAGCTTATTGATGTTAGAAGCTAGTGAGAGTGGATTGATAATTGATCCTGATAGATTAGAAGGAAAGTTTGAAGATTTTATTGGTGTGTATAGAAGACTTGTACATCATGAAATATGTAATACTATTATATCTAACTTTGAGAATTATTTAAAAATCAATCCAGATTACATACAGCATGGCAGTAAACAAATGCCACAGAAGAAACTAGCACGTAATGATGTTAGTATGATGTATGATGATATTGATATGGGAGTGTCTGCACATTTCTATAAATATCTGAATTCTGCATTTGAAAACTATAAAAGAGAATATGATCACATTAGTAATGTTAAACTAGCATCACTTGGTTTAAAAGTACAAAAGACTCCAGTTGGTGGTGGTTATCATACTTGGCA